AGGGGGTACTGCGTTTTTGGCTGCGCGCAGAAATGTCATGGCTAATGAAAACATATAACATATATAAAACATATGTTCTCCCATGTCATGACTATTTTGGAAACATGGACGGTCCCCACCAAATTCCGTACTTAAAAAGCAAGACCTACTTCTTACCAAGACATGTTCCAAGCCGTCGCATGGGAAGGGGGCGACGATGAAACCGAAGACCGGTACACGATCCGCGTGTACGGCCGCGGCGAGGATGGGCAGTCCGTGTCGGTCGCGACGCACTTTGACCCCTTCTTTTTCATCAAGGTGTCCGCCCGGGACAACATCGTGGCCCTGCGCACCACGCTCACGCGCCACTTCAAACATACCCTGACCGACTTTCGCGAGCACCACGCCAAAGACTTGTGGGGCGGGTTCCAGAATGGCCGGCGGGCGCGCTTCGTGTGCGTCTCGTTCCGGACGCACCGGGCCATGCGCAACTGCGTGTGGTCGCTCGAGAATGCGCAGAAGCGCGGCGGCGATTGGCTCCAAGACTTGTCGGCGTTCAGTCGGCTCAAGGTGTACGAGGCCAACATAGACCCGGTGCTGCGCTTCATGCACCTGACCAACATCCCGTCGACCGGGTGGGTCGACCCCGGCCCCAACTGCGAGCCCGACTATGCCGCCGCGTGCGACGTCAACCTCTTCAGCCCCAACTGGCGCAACGTAAAACCGGTGGCCCGCGACGACATTGCGCCCCTGCGCGTCGCGTCGTTCGACATAGAGTGCTACTCGTCGACCGGCGAGTTTCCGAACGCGAGCATCCCCGGCGACGTGTGCTTCCAGATAGGCATCACCTCGCACCAGTTTGGACGAGACGGCACGCGCACGCGCAAGTGCCTGTGCCTTCAAGAAACGGACGCGCCCGACTGCGAGTCGTTCAAGACTGAGCGCGCGCTCATGGAGCGGTTCGCATCCTACCTGCGCGAGCTCGACCCGGACATTCTGACCGGCTGGAACATCTTCGGCTTTGACTTGGAGTACCTGCAGATTCGCACGGCGATGCTCGGGTGCGCGCCGATGGCGCACGTCTGGGGCCGGCTCAAAAACACGCCGATCAAGCTCGTCACAAAGGACCTGAGCTCGAACGCGCTCGGGAACAACGTGCTCAAGATGGTGCCCATGAACGGCCGGTACGTGTTCGACCTGTTCCAGGACATCAAGCGCGAGCACAAGCTCGAGTCGTACTCGCTCAACAACGTGTCCAAGCACTTTCTGACCGACATGGCCAAGCTGGACATGCCGGTCAAGGAGATTTTCCGGCGGTACCGCGAGGGCACCCCCCGCGAGCTCGGCGAGGTGGCCGAGTACTGCATAGTGGACACGGAGCTGCCGCTCGAACTCATGGCGAAGCTGTACACGGTCCCGAACCTTATCGAGATGGCCAAGGCGTGTTGGGTGCCACTGTCCTTCCTGAGCGAGCGCGGCCAGCAAATCAAGGTGTTCAGCCAGATGGCACGCAAGGCGCGCGAGCTCGGCTTTCTCATACCGACCATCCGCGTCAAGGCGGCGTCACTCACGGGCGAAAAGTACGAGGGCGCGACGGTGCTCGAGGCGCAGACCGGTGCGTACTACACGCCCATCACGGCGCTCGACTTTGCGAGCCTGTACCCGAGCATCATGTGTGCGCACAACCTGTGCTACTCGACGCTGGTCATCGACCCCGCGTTCGACAACCTGCCCGGCGTGACGTACGACCAGTTTGGCGAGTGGCGGTTCGCACAGGCGCCCGCGCCGTCGCTCATCCCCGCGATTCTCACGGAGCTCAAGGCGTTTCGCAAAAAGGCGAAGAGGGACATGGCGGCCGCGGAGGGCACGCCGATGGAGGCGGTCTACAACGGCAAGCAGCTCGCGTACAAGATTTCGATGAACTCGGTCTACGGGTTCACGGGCGCGCAGAAGGGCATGCTGCCGCTCGTCGCCATCGCCGCGTCGACCACCATGCGCGGCCGCCAGATGATCGAGGAGACGAAGCAGTACGTCGAGGCGAACTTCCAGGGCGCGAACGTGCGGTACGGGGACACAGGTAAGACATTCAAAGCCTTGCAACGTGTGACACGCACTCTGACACGCCCCCACAGACAGCGTGATGGTCGAGTTTGACGTGCAGGGGCGCAAAGGCCAGGATGCCATCGACTACTCGTGGGCCCAGGGCGAGCTCGCCGCGCAGGCGTGCACCAAGCTGTTCAAGGCGCCGAACGAGCTCGAGCTCGAAAAGGTGTACTGCCCGTACTTTTTGTACAGCAAGAAGCGCTACGCCGCCAAGATGTACGAGAAGAAGGGCAACGCGGTCGTCTTCAAAAAGGTGGACGTCAAGGGCTTGCAGGTGGTCCGCCGCGACTCGTGTCAGTACGTGCGCGATACGCTCAAGACGCTCCTGAACCTCGTGCTCGACTCGGACGACCCGCTGCCGGCGATTGAGTGCGCCCGCGCAGCCGCCAAGGCGCTCACGGGCGGCCACGTGCCGATGGAGAAGCTGCTCATGAGCAAGCAGCTCGCGAGCAGCTACAAGGTGAAGATGCCGCACGTCGAGGTGCGCGACAAGATTCGCAAGCGCGCGCCGGGGTCGGAGCCGCAGCAGGGCGACCGCGTCCAGTTTGTCATCGTCCAGGGCGCGTCCAAGTCGGCCAAGTTGTGGCAAAAGGCGGAGGACCCGGCGTGGGTCGTGGAGCACGCCGTCCCGATCGACTACCGGTACTACTTTACGAACCAGCTGAAGAAGCCCGTGTGCGACTTGCTCGAGCCGCTCGTCGGGTCCAAGCCGGAGGTGACCATCTTCAACCCGCCCAAGCCCGGGAGCCGCATCACAGACTTTTTCGGCAAGTCGGGTATATAGAGATGAGACGTGTAAACCACAAGAAGAATGCGCCGCTGCCAGCACGATGAGTGTGGTAAGTTTGCTATAGGCACCACCAAGTTCTGCAAAGCACACGGTGGCGGTACGCGGTGCCAAGAAATGGGCTGCACAAAGTCAGCTCGAAGCACCACTGAGTTTTGCATAGCACACGGTGGCGGCGAGCGGTGCCAAGAAATGGGCTGCACAAAGTCAGCTCGAAGCACCACTGAGTTCTGCTCACAGACTCACATCACGCGGATTGAGGACGGGCTTGTCGACGCTTCAGAAGGACTTGTGGAAATTTACGAATTGTTCTATTGAGCACATAAAACTTGCGCAAGTCTAATTGACATGGAGGAACAGGTTCGCCGCATCATCCAGGCCGAGGTGACTCGCCGCGTCGAGGCCCGGGTGACGCAGGTGCTCGAGGTTGTCTCGCGACAATATGACGTCTCGCTCCCGCGCCTCATGAAGGACTACTCGGAGCTCGAGGCGCGGGAGGATGAGGGTGGGAAAAAGCAGTGCCTAGGCCTCGTCGGGAAGGGGGGGCGGTGCACGCGCTCGGCGCGCGAGGATGGCTATTGCAAGAGCCACACGAAGCAGGCGCCGGTGGCACGCGCCGTGGCAGCGCCCGCAGCCCCCGTAGCTGGCCCGGTGCACGTGGCGGTGCAGCACACGCACACGATGCCGCCGCTCTTCCTCGACGGGTGTCCGGCGTGCGAACATCAAAAGCGAAACCGGTTAAACATATGAGTGTCTAGAGTGTCATGACGAGCAAATCGGACCTGTTATTCGAGTCTCTGTCGCGCTTCTTCGAGGTGCCCCAAAACAGCGAGCAGCTCCAAGCCATCCTGACGCACCGCCACGGCATCTCCCTGCGCAACCTCGAGTGGTTCGTGACCAACTACTCGAAGAATCGCCACGTCACCTACCAGACGTCGGCCGGCAAGCCGTTCACGGTGCACGTCGCGTACAAATCGAGCCTCGACGGCTACTCCAAGAAGCTGTTCGACCCATTCTGCCGGACGGTGCGCATCCAGTTCCAGGGGCTGACCACCACGGTTGCCCAGCTCAACTTCATCCGGTGGTGCATCACCAACGGCATCATCGAATACCTCATCACACAAAAGGGAGTCTTGCAAACCCGCCTTGAACCTCAAGAACCGTGTAGCCATAGTAAAACAGGTTCAGGTTGTACTCTGCCAGCAGAACCGGCACGTACCGCGAGTTGAACACGAGTTGGAGCGACGTGGTTTGCGAGTTGAGCTTGGAAAAGTTGATGTACCCCCCCTGATTGTACTCCTTTGGGCTCAAGCCGAACGAGTACATGTAGATGTTCTTGGAGGGGACGGACAAGCCGTGCTCCATCGGCTGCTTGAAGGAGTAGTACAAGCCGCCCTGGAACGTCGACAGCACGTCCACGTTGTTGAGTGTAATTTTAGCCGTTTGGACCGTGTCTGCGTAGTTCACCTCCCCCGACGGGAAGGACAGCGGGACAGCCGCGCGCATGTAGCGCGTCGTGTAGCCGTAGTCGTAGCGCGTGTCGTAGTAGTTGCGGTCCGTGCTTTCGTATGTGTTGTTCCGGATGAACCACGAAATCATTTGGACCGGGAAGCTCGCCGTGAGGCTCAGGTTCGCCTGCCCTTGAGTAAACTTGAGGGTTGACTCCTTTTTAATCTTGTTGATGATGAGCCGGATGGGGTTGTTCATGTAGTAGATGCGCTCGGCCGGCGTGAGCTTAATCTCCTCGACGATGAGCGAGGGGCGCAGGATTTCCACGTCGGTCGGGTTGTTTGTGAACCACGAACTCGGGTGAAACTTGATTCGGATGTAAATCTTCTGGTTGAGGATGGCGC